ATTTTCTCCAGAGTCAGCGTTAAATGCAATTTTAGTTGTTGAAGATTCATCATATAGTCTAAGCATACCAGCATCACTATCTTGTTGATGAATTAAAGCTAAAAATTGACCACTTGAATTTTTTAATGATATTCCATCATCATTTCCAGTTGCTTTGACAGATAAAATTTTAGCTGGATCACTATCGCCTATGCCAACTTCTCCAGACTGCATCGTCATTGTATTAATCAATGTACCAGCTTTCATTGTGAAAAAGTTTATTTCCCCATCTTCTGTACCATCTGTAATATCTGTTGATTGTGAAGATATGTAAGCATATAATATTTCTTCTGGCGTACTAGCATCATTCATGCTTCTGAAATCTATTTGACCAATAAAATCATCATCATCTGGTGAGCTTGTATTTCTAAGCATTTGAATAGAAACAGGATTTGAACCACCTTGCTCATTTTCTATTTTTAAAATTGGCTTGCTTGCAGATGTAGATTTTAAATGCAATAAAGTATCTGGATTTTCAATTCCTATTCCAAGATTGCCACCATCAAGAATCATTTTTGTGCCACCAGAATCTTCAAACTTTATAGCATCATTACCCTTGATTGCTACATCATCACCAGATACCTCATTTGCTTCAATTCTTAATTCGTTATCTGAATTGTCGTATCGTATGCGACCACCAAATGTTCCATCACCATCTTTGTCATTTAGTCGCATCTCACCAGCAAATAGCATTCTGGAGTTAGTGGTATCTAGTGTAAACAGGTCACCACCATCTCCATTCTTTCTAACCAAAAATGCTTCTGTACTGGTTATGTCAATTACTTGTGTACCTTCGATTATTTCATCAAAGCTAAGTGAACCACCCCCAGAAACAGTTAAATCACCAGATATTGTAAGATCACCATCTATTGTGCCACCATTGCCAAGATTTTTGACATTGGTTTGCCCCATTCCCCCAAACATATTAAATCTCCACCATTCTTACAGAGCCAGTAGTTGTACTGGTTGAGTTAAAATTAAAATAAATAGTGTTGCCTATACCTCTGGGAACTGTAATAAAAAATTGAGTATTTGCTGGAATAAGTAAATCATTACTAGAATTTACGTTTGTTTCAGATGATGTAAAATTATAGTATATTTCAACTGCTGAATAAACACCTAATATTGATGTATTTCCTGCTAATAATTTATGTGATGTGTTTGCTACATCGGCTGAACTGCCTGCTGTTCCTGCTGTTGATACTGTCCATGTACCGCCAACTGTGGAGTTAAGTGCTTCCTGTACGGAATGTAAGTGTAAGTCTGCCATTTTTCTACCTCTCTAAGCTATGACACAAGCGTGAACGAGACTTGTGATTTGTAAATTTATTCTTCTTCTGAAGATTCCTCAGTTGATTCTTCGTAAGAACTCCAGTCATCCTCGCTTTTTACTTGCTCGTAATCCTTCTTGAGTTCTTCCAACTTTTCGGGGTGTTCAAAGATAACTGTGGATTCAACTCTCTCAACCTTACCCGATTTTTTGTTTTTCCAATATTGCATATTAACCTCATGTTATTGGGGGCATAGAAAGCCTACACCCCCAATATTCTAAGAAAACACTAATTAAGCGTTACGGATTTTAAGACCTTTCTTATTATCTGTATCGTCTATTCTCTTAACACCATAAAGCAAGTCTGCAACAACTTTAGTACCCAAAGCATCTATCGAATATTCGCTTTGAACTCTAACGTCTTGCTGAGATGCAAAAGCTACCGCACTTTTGTGGAATATTGCACCACTAATTGTATTAGCTCCAGCACCGCCTTCATTTGCTGTATCTACAGTATTACTCATATATACATCGATTCCATAAAGTGATCCTACCAATCCAGAACGAAGTCCTCTATTTCCCTCGCCAACTGCATCATTTCTAATGAAATACTGTGCAATTCCAGCAGAAGGATTTAGAATGTCAGCAAACAATGTTGGATTAACAACCATTGCACACTCACCATCCATATAAGGAATATCTGCTTCACCTAAAGTAGCCAAAGCTTCTTCAAATTTTCCAGCAGTTAGAGTATCATCATCAGCTAGATTTAATGAATCTTCCAAGCTTTGTAGCTCACTCCATATATCAGCATCAACTTGACGAGACAAAGCTTCACCCATCATCCTTGAGTATTTTTCTACCAAATCAGCTTCGGATTGGATCAAAGTCAAATCCTCAAAAAGTTTAGCGACATATTTGTGTTTATTAACTGTTAGCTGTGTTTCTGTGGTTGCTGTTGCATCGTAAGAAACATCTGCTCCAGCAGACTTGTCACTAGCACTTATTAAGCTCATTTCTGGAATATGAAGAACATCTCCATAGCCTTTTCCAGCAAAAAGAGCAGAATAATCATCAACTAAACCACGGAAAACGCTCTTACGCTCGAAATACTTATAGATTCCGTCTGCCCAGATTTCTGGAATAAAATGCTGGTCAGTAGTGTTGGTAACTGCATTACCTTGATAATGTTTAGACATTTATTTTACCTTTTCATGTATGACTCCAATATTGTACCCCAGTTTCTTCTACGCTCATCGCTTGACATTTGAGTCCAGTCCCCAATCTTTTCAGTTGGGATTGTTCCCTTTTTGTCTGGTGGATTCACCTTTTCTACCTCTGTAAACTCTTCAACGATATTTAAAAGAACCTCAGTATCAACACTGGCAAATTTTTCTCGTTTTGATTCGGGAAGTTGAGATAAAGCACCTTCACGAAGTTTAGCATCCATCGCTTCCCATCGCTCTTTGTAAGGCTTATAGGAGTCAATTTTTTGTACAAGCTCTGCATTTAGCTCTTGCCACTTTTCTTCCTCAATAAGCTTTGCTCTTTTATCCTCTTCTTCCTTTTCCCTAAAAGATTCCAAAGACTTTCTAAGCTCATTTCTCTCTGAAATAACCTCGTTTAGTCTTGAAATTGGTACATTGTTTTCGTCTTTAGTGACGGCTTCCTGTTTTACATCTGGCTCGATGGTCTTTTCTTCTGACATTTTTACCTCTTCAGTGAGTTAATAATTATGCAAATTTTGCCTTGCATTAATAGATACCATAATGTAAGTTATAGAACAATCTAATGCAAGAGAAAAATTACCAATTTAAAAAAAAGTGGTTTGAGTATCTTGGATACAAACCACACAAAGGTCAGTTGGCTTTGCACTACCCCAAAAAAACAGATGCTAGATTTCAAGTGGTTGTCTGTGGAAGAAGATTTGGAAAGACTTGGGCAAGTGCGATGGAAGCAACCTTTATGGCATCACAACCAAACAAAAGAATATGGGTTGTTGGAATGTCGTATAAAAAAGCAAGGTTGATATTTCGTGAGATTTGGCAACGGATGGTCATCGGTCACTCGGAAGATGTGGACAAAGCATCCGAAAAAGATATGTTCATCCGTTTTAAGTGGGGAACAACAGTTGAGGGTATGTCTGCTGACAACCCTTCAAGCCTTGTAGGCGAGGGACTAGACCTACTTGTAATAGATGAGGTTGCCAAGATGAACAAAAAAATCTGGGATATGTATTTATCCCCAACAGTAGCAGGAAGAAAGGGAAAAGTAATATTTATTACAACTCCAGAGGGTAGAAATTGGATTTACGACTTGTATAAATTAGGTGAAACTGATCCTAGCTGGGAAAGCCACAGCTCTCCATCTTGGATTAATCAGTATGAGTTTCCTCTAGGTTTAAATGATCCAGCAATTATGGAGAGAAAAAGAAATATGTCCAAAGAGCTATTCAGCCAAGAATTTGGAGCAGAGTTCTCTGTATTTGAGGGAAAAGTGTGGAATTTCCACAGAGATTTAGATGTAGGAGACTTTAAATACGACTCAAACCTGCCAACTTATTGCTCAATAGATTTTGGCTATCGTATGCCAGCTTGCATATTCTTACAAACCTACTGGGATGGAGAAGTAGAGCATATCCGCATTTTTGACTCCATACTTCATAAGTCGAACATCAAAACTGAAGATTTAATCAAAATGATAAAGACGAAAGGTTATCCTGTTTTATCATACTATGGTGATCCTGCTGGTTCTAATGTTCAAGGTCAAACTGGAGCAGGAGATATGGAAATATTTAGAAGAAGCGGAATACGAATACTATCTACAAGAGACAAGATTAGCAGAAATATTGTAAACAGTGTTGCATACACTAGAGGATTTTTTGAAAGTGCAGATGGTGTTAGAAGGGTTCATGTAGATGAGAGATGCCTAGATGTTATAGAAGATTTTGAAGAGTATAGATACCCCGAAGCAGAAGATGGAAAGCCAATCAAAGAAGAGCCATTAAAGGATGGATACCACGATCACGGAAACGATGCTTTTAGGTATTTTATAATTAATAGATTTCCAATGAGGAATCAAGAGATGAAAAGGATACAGAGATGATAGATAATATGATGAAGGAAAAGTTGTCAGAAGCAAAGCTGATGATGTCTCACGAAAGAAGAAAGGAAATACGAAAGTACCTAGATTATTATTGTGGTATGTCCACAGAGCAATATGTACGCCATTTCTTCACTGGAGATGCTTTTCAAGAAATACCACCTACACTAACAAACTTCACTAAGAAGTTTATCAACAAAATGAGCAGGATATATACTCTTGGTGCTAAAAGAAATGTTGGTGACTCTACAGAAAGGTACGAGGAGCTTATTGTCAATAAAGACGTTCGGATGAAACACTCAGAAAGAATGACAAGACTTTTAGGCACTATAGCAAATCGTGTTTATTGGATGGATGGTATTTTCGACTACAGACCAATCTATTACTTTGAGGTTTATTTTAACGGCAATCCATTTCAGCCTACGTCTATAGTGTATCCTCTTTTAAACAGCACAGCAGACCTGTCAAATACAGATTACCTGCAATGGGAGTTCTGGGAAGAAGATAGCTATGGCATGATGAACGAAGAGGGAGAGGTAATCGAGAGATATGACAATCCTTATGGGGTTATTCCTTTCGTTTTTACACACAGAGAAGATCAGATAGACTCTTTCTATGTAGAGGGTTCATCTGACATCATAAACTGCAACGAACAAGTAAATATTGCCCTTACAGAAATGAATCTAGGAATGAGGTTCAATATGTTCGGACAGCCGTGGGTTACAGGACTGAGAGCAGACCAGAGTATGTTAAGAGCTGGTTCTAATACAATCCTAGACATGGGAGAAGATGGTGCTTACAACATAACCAGTCCAAGTGGCAATATAATGGAAGCCATAGAAAATATTAAGTTTCAAATGGAGTTGGTTGCTCTGAACAATCACCTATTTATTCAGTTTGCTGAATCTGGTGGAGAAGTTCCTAGCGGAATATCACTAATGATTAAAGACTTGGATAGGAAGGAAGATTACTACGATGATATAGCACTTTGGAGAATGTATGAAAAAAGTTTCTACGATATAGAAAGAATTATCGCAGAGTACAACGGAATATCTTTACCAGAAGAATTTGGTGTTGATTTCTACGAGGTAGAATATCCAAAGACTGTTTCAGATCAAATAATGAAGGACACTTTTGATCTTCAGAACAATTTGACTACGAGAGCTAAAATAATGGTTAGAGAAAACAAAGACCTAACAATAGAGCAGGCTCAGTCAATTATAGAAGAAAATAGTGCAGTAAATGAGCAAGAATCACCACAGCAACAACCTGCTGGTGATAGTCAGTAGATGGAATTAAAAATATCAGTAAACTTTGACTTTGAAAAACTTGCAGGTAAGATAGACAGCATTATAGACTCTTATGTGGAAGAAACTGCTAAAAAATCTGCTATATTATCAAAGAAAACTATAGATAGCGGTAGATTAGCACCTTTAAAAGCATCAACTTTAAGATGGAGGCGTAGTAAGGGGTATCCTTTGATTCCGCCACTAAAAGCAAGTGGATCACTGTATAATAGTATCAAAACAGAGCAAAACACTCTAGTAATGAATGATTATGGTAAGTTCCATAACGATGGTACAGTGCCTACAACTGGTGCTAGACCATTCATAGCAGGATTAGCGTTTACAAATATCAAAGAAAGAGAAAAAATAAACAAAAAGTTTTTGAAAAACGTAAATAAAGCATTATCATCAAAAAAAGTTATTGTATCATTCTAGTTCTATAGTTAGTTTATAGTATGAAACATTTTGACGATGAAGTGCTTAGACTGATACTTGAGTGTTTAGTTTCTTATGAGCATTCTATAGACTCGATAAACAAAAAGATCAACGAACTACAGGATGTATCCACATCAAACAACGAAATTCTGTATCATGTAAGCAAAAACATAGCACCAATAGATCAATCCTTAAAGACACTCATGCTTTTTATGGAAGATGAATTTTTTGGAGAGCTAATAAAGAATTATGCTCACTTGTCTCCGTGGGGACAAGCCTAGTGAAAAAGATAACTGCTTTAAATTGTATATGTATGGCTTGTAAGTGGATATGGGTTGTTGTTGCTGTCAATCCAGACAGAAAAGAACAGTGTCCAGAGTGCAAGTCTTTTGACGTTAGTTCTTTCGTTAGACGTTCAAAGCCTTCTCCCTAGCTACAATCTTTTCCTGCCAAGCTTTTCTATTAGCTGGAGTTTGCCTACCCCTCTTTGGTCTTGAGATGCCAACTTTTTTTGCCCTTTCTCTCCATTGCCTAGCTTCTCTTCTTTTTTTATTTTTTTTGTTCTTGGCTCGCAAATCTATCTGTGGAGTTGGGGTTGGAACTTCTGGTCTTTGCGGTAGAACCTCTATCTCAGCATCCATAATGTCTATTTCTTGTACGCTATCAGATGTGTTTGTTAAGAACTTTTCAAAAGGACTTTTGTGATTCGCTACCTCTACACGCTTTATAAGCTTTCCAGAGTGTTCCAATATTAATCGACCTGCCTGCACATTACCTGCTTCCGCTTCACGAATCATACTATTAAGAACAGTAGGTAACTTAGAACCAAAGGTAATCATGTATTTCTGATAAAACACTTCTACGAACTCTGGGTCTTTCATCCAGTTGTGTATCGTAGCTTTTGTTACACCTGCTTTCTCTGCAACATCCTTAATAAGAGCCTCTGGGTTAGAGACAAGTAGGTCAATAGCTACAGCTTTTTCGGGTTTCCATTTAGTTGGTATGGTTATGCTCATGGTATATTATACGGACTTTTTATTTATTATACAAGGGACTTTATGACTTTCTTTGGTATATTTTTGCGGAAATTGCGGTAAGACTTTGTTTTTAAATATTTTATGTGGAACACGGACTAACAAAACGTGCAAAACGTGCATCCGCCCCATACCCCGAAAAAATCAATCAAATGAGCGTTATGAGCGATTAAGATTTAGAAACGCTCAAAACGGGCATCTAAAAATAATTTCATTTTGTACTTGCATTAAAGCGAGGGAGGGCGCACCACAAAACAAAATCCAAGATCATAAAATAAAAAAAAATAACACTTGCCATTCAAGAATTTACGCCAATTAAAAATTAGTGTTCTTTTCACTTTGTTCTTGCTTCATATAGTAATTTCTGTTACATAATAGATTACAGGTCGAATGTCAAGTTGTTTTTTGATACCTTATTGATAATGAGTCGCAACAAGCTAAAATGTCACCGAGGGTAAACGCTCTAAAATAGCCCTAAAAAGCTGTAAAAAAAGTTTTTGATATGAATGTATGAATACTTAAAAACTATCCATTTTGGGTACATTTTGGGCGTTTTAGGGGTATTGTGACAGCCGACCACATAAAAATTTAGTGCCTAGTCTCAATAAGCCATTAGATCATAAAAAAACCATAAAAAACCCTCGTGCATATAATAAGGAGTAATTAAAAAGTTAAGATCTTAACAAACTAATTGAAATTAAATTGAAATTTAACTTGACACATTAATATGGTTTTTGATAGATTCAATCAACGGCATAAGCCATAATTAAAAGGATAAAGAAAATGAAAACAAATACAAAAATAACAATGAAGAAGCCAACCAAAAAAGACATTGCAATGGTGTTAAAAAAAGGTTGTGAACTAAGTAACGACATGAAAAAGATCACCGATGTGATCAAAGCTGACTTACACCACAGAGACAGCAACGGACAAACACAGCTTACAAAAGCCTTTGATAACATAATGAAAGGCAAGGATGAAGAAGTGAAACAAAAATCCAAAGCTTTCATTCGTAAGCAATTTCAAACACTTGTAAAGGAAAAAACAACACAATTTGCAATCCTCGGTGATGACTCAGAGACAACAACAGTAACAGTCAAAAAAGTAAATAAGCCAATGTTGGAAGATGAGAAAATCCTAGAGGATAACAATTTTACTGCCGATGATCTCGGATCATATAGAGCGGTGATAATCCGTAAGGAAGTTAATGATCTTGGATTGGCTCAAGAACTTTGTAAATGGATGAGATCAAAAAAGTCTGACGGTCTTTTCACAGGCACAAAGGATAATGCCGGAGATCTTAAAGCCTACGACCTAAACGGTTTAAAATTCGTAATCGACCAACTTGAAAAGGGCATCGAATTGCCAGTCTAAAACCCACCGCACGCCACCCTTTAAGCCTGCTCATATAGCAGGCTTTTTGGGTGAAAATAGGAGATGAAATGGATCAAACTTATAACAATGTAAAAAAGGTAGCTTATCAAAAGGACACTAATTGTTGCACTGTGATTAGTGCATCAATAGCTTTTGACAAAGACTACCAAGAAACCTATGATTTCTTTAGGGCAAATGGTAGATTAGACAATAGAGGACTATCACCCTATAGAACTGATAAGATGTTCAGAAAATTTGCAAAATTACATAATTACACAGTTGAATCTTATGTCCCTAGATACAGCTCAAGAAAATGGAATTGGATTAATTTACAAGGAAGTCACTTTAATAGTGAAAAATCTTATAAATGCATAGCTATTACTAAAACAAAGACAGCCATCACCATAAACAATTTTAACGATTACTTACCATTAGGAACGTACATTCTAGGTGTTAGCGGTCACGTTTTAGCCGTTAAAAATGGTATTATACATGACTGGTCATCTAATGTTTATGGCAAGACAAGCCAGAGAAGGGTAAACAGGATTTACAAGATTGAAAGCAATAAAAAACAAGAAAACAAAAAAGAGTCAGACTTTTTAAAATATGTATATTAAAAAGTTAAGGTTTAACAAAGGGAGCAAGATGAAAAAACTAAAACTAAAAATTGGCGATAAAGTAGAATTAAATCATGATCTTGATTATGCCAAAGTAATTATCAAGGGATTTGATGTAAATGAGCGTGGCGAGATTGCTTACTCTGACGAGGTTTGGTTTTATATGCATCAGATTATAAGTATAAATGGCAGAAGGGTTAAAAAATGGTAAAATTTACAAAACAAAAAAAGGAAACAAAAACAATGGATACGTTTAATGATCTCGTGCTCTTCTTAAATGAAGAAAACGAAACAATAAAAGAACAGTTACAGCACTTACAAAATGAGATTGACAGCATTACACTCGACAATATCGAGGACAACAATGATCCAAAAACAATAAAAAACCAATTCAATATCATTCGTGATAACATCAAAGATATTAGAAACGGCAAAAAACCATATCGAACAAAAGAGGAGAAATAAAAATGAAAATATACGTAGGAACATATCATAAATATAATATGGGTAGTTCAGAGGGTGAATGGATTGACTTAAACTCTTTAGAGTTTATATTTCCAACTGTTCACAATATTCACGGTGGCAAGGACTTTGAAAAAATATTTTACAATATTTGTCACCGCATTCATAGTGATGAAGGATCAAACCCAGAGTTTATGTTTCAAGACTGGGAAGGAATCCCTAAAGGTTTAATTTCAGAATCTGAAATTGATTCTAGGCTATTTGATATTTTGGATTTAGACCTAAACGAAGAAGAGCAACAGTCATTTATAGATTATATGTCAAACCAAAATTTCCATTGGGATGATATTGAAGAAGCCTATGAAAGCTATCAAGATAATTATCGGGGTAATTATTTTAATTTGCAAGAGTTTACCGATGAGCTTTTTGATGAGCGGGTTTTACCAGAAATGCCAGAACATATCTGGAATTTAATCTGCGGAAATGAAGTATATGAAGCATACTACCACAACGTCAAACATGATTATTATATATTAGATAATGGAGATGTTTTTCTTAACTGTTAATTACTAACTAATACGCCCTATTGAGCCGACTCATTTAGTCGGCTTTTTGGGTGAAAAAACTAATTTAATTAAATTGTTAAGGTTTAACAAAAAAGGATAAAAAATGAAACTAATTTTAGCAACTGAAATGCTTTTGAAAAAAAGCAAAAGAAGAAACCAAAACGAATTAAATGATTTAATGAGCATTATATTACGTGAAAATGATTGGTTTGATAATGCAGAAAATGAGTTTTTATGGTTTGATGAATTTGATAAATGTCTAGTGATTGACGTTGATGAAAAGTCTTTTGAATTAAATGGACTACCATTGGAAAACTGGCTAAATGAAAATACAGATTGTGATACAAACAGTGATAAAAGATTCAGAGTTTTTGGTTTAAATAGATAATAATAATAATAAGAGGTTAATTATGAAAAGTGCATTGAAAATAGTTCGTTCTATTCGTGGAGCATCGGAATATTTACCACAAAGGGCAACACATTATTTGGGTTGGATTTCTTTGGTCGCAATTCAAGAGCTGTTAAAGGCAAGAGTCAGAGCCAGTGGTAATCAAAACAACATATATATGATAAAAAAATTAGACGGCAACGCTGACAATTACAGAGAGCTAAACTTATTTTTAGAACAAAACCCACAGTTTCAAGAGATGGATAACCCGATGGACAACGATATATATATGCTTGTTTATGTTGCTAAGAGACTGTTGAAATATGGGAGATAATCAATTGAATTTATTTGAGAAAATATTAATTGTATCAATCATGGCATTTTTTACAACAGCTTTAATAATTGGTAGTGCATTGTTAATTTTTATAATGCTGACTTGAAATTGTTAAGGTCTTAACAAAAAAGGAGTAAATAATGGATCAATCAACATCAAATTGTAATTTTATTCGTTGGTTCAATGAAGACTATGACCAATGGATAAAAAGATTAACAAAAGAACTAAAAAAGAAAATTAACAAATAAAAGGATAACAATGGAAAAAATAGAAATAAAAGGAGATTGTCAATTTTTAAAAGACATTGAATCAAAGCCAAATTATAATGGCGTGCCACTGGGTGTTTATAATCTAATAACTACAAAGGGAGCGTTAAAACTTTGGGTAAGAGGGATAAAACCCAATAGAAATTTCAAATTAAAAACTGTAAGATTTTATTTTGGGATAGACGGCAACGCAAAAACACTACTTTATAAATTAGAAACTATACTAAAATGCTTAGAGGGGGATAAATGAAATTTAAAAAATTAAATTGGGATGATCATCAGTATTTAAAAAAATATGATTGCTACTCATACAGTCATCAAGCATACGAGATTTTGAAAAATCATTACTATAATTATGAGTATGTAATTACTGAGGTTTGCTTAATTGATTGTTCAGTGTCTGTGTTTAATAATTGTACGGTTTGCCAAGCAAAGATTAAAAAAATGATAGATTCTGGCGAATGGAATCAAAAAGAGTTGGAGATCGTACTTGCTGACTGTGAGAGGTTCTTATATCAACGATATAAAAAAGCAGAAAAGGAAAAAACAAGAGTACCAGAGCAATTTGTACCGCATATATTTTCTTGCGGAACTCGAATAAATGGCTCAAGATTACATAAACCATTGTATTATAAATTAGATAATTAGCCAACAATTCATTACTTGACTATAAATCTAAGGGGTTATAATTTACACACCACTAAACACAGAGTATAACTAGGAGAAGCATGATGAAAATAAGAATGTATGACTTTATAAAAGTAAAAAATGGCTATCAAGTCGTTTGGTATTGGGGCGGTAGCTTTATTAAAACTGGATATAAACCGTATAATAATTATGTAAAAAATGGTTTTTTTAAAAATAGAAAAGATGCTGAAGATTTTGCTAATAACCTACAACTGGAGGAGGTGTAATGTTACCAGAAATTATAATATGTTTTATATATGCGGTTATGTTTGGAACGATTGCAAACTATAAAATAAAGATAGAGATGCTAGAGCGTAAAGTTAATTTTTACAGATCAAAGGCTTTAAAAAATCGTATTCATTGGATTGAAATATATCAAGATTTAGTTGGTAAGCCGATGAAAGCAAGAAGTTATAAAGATGCTATGAGATTATTAAGCATGGTACAATCAATTATGGATGGAGAACCAACAACTACTAAGTCTTTAAAAAATGATTGAAGAGCGAAAAATCAACAGTATAATAAAGAGTTATAATTTAAACTCGACTTTTATAATTGATCCTTATTTAATGACCGCTCAAGGTCGCTATAACGCAGATGATGATGTCATTATATTAAATCCAAGACAAAGCACCAGAGAGTTTATTTTATCTTTATTACATGAGATTTGCCACGCTTTAGATTCAAAAAGATTAGGTCATAAAAAGTTTATGAAGAAGTATAATCAAGCTGGGACAGTTGCGGTTAATTTTGGATTAGATTTTTACGACAGTAATAAATGGGAACAAAGGGCAGAGAGATTTGCTCAAAGGGAGATAAAAAAACATGAATCAAAGATCATATAAACAGAGAGACAACAGTAATTACGAAGCTATGTTGGCAGATTCTACAATTAGATATTGTACTGGGTGTAGAATGTGCTGGGAGATTGTCAAAGAAGTTTCTAATAGCTGTGGTCAAAAATCAGCAAATAAGTATGTAAAATTTTATAATCATATTCCAAGTTGGGGTAAGCAAAAATTAAAATGCTTTCACTGTTTAAAGATGAAGGTTGAAAAGTTTGTAAAATTATACTACACAAGAAAGCTAGTTAAATAAAGTTAAGAACTTAACAAAAAAGGAGAAGTAACATGAATAAAAATGAAATAGAAAAGTTAAATGATCGTTGCGATGAGTTATTTGATTATCTAAGCGATGGTTACTCTGAGTGGAGAGATAAGCAAGGCAAGGAGCTGGCTTTGAAATTCGATAATAAAGATGACTTTTATCGAGAACTGGGAGAGGTCGTAACTATGTGCGTGCAACCAGTATTATTAAGGTTTCTAGGTTCGCACTTTGTTCATCATTTTGAAGTATGTGATGAGAGCTTAGACTGGATTTGCGATAAGGTAAAAGAGGAAATATCAGATGCGTACAGAGAGAAGATAGCAGAATGTTGTGATGATGTGCCAGTCGCACAGGGTGTTGCATGAGTAGACATTATATTGATGGGGACACCTTTGTAAAGTATGAAAAGGAATCTGGAAAGCTTAGAATGTCTGGCGGATCATGGACTATAAACCTAGATAAAATAAAGCTTGAAAGTGTCAAGTATATTCGTTATATTACCGAGCGGTTCGTATATCAAATATCAAGCACTTATGCAACAGACAAAGGATACATCAGAAATTTTCGAGGAGAAAATAAACTGGTTGTTCCTATTAGTAATTGGAAAGTAAAGGAGAGATGATGTTACGGATGAATCGAGAAATCCCAAACACTCCACGAACACTTGTAAAGAATCACTGTGCTAATTATGACACTGGTTATATTTGCTCTGGTGTTATGATTCACTCAGATTTAAGAATGAGTGTTGATCAGAAAAAACAATCAAAACCATGCTTGGTGGTAAACAATAAGGAATGCGATTATTATAATAATTGCGTTAAACCATCAATCAAGTAATGGAAATAAAAAAGGAAATTTGTGTTATAAGTGGTAGGTTTTTTATATTTGTTTCCTACCACAAACAAGGGGCGGTTATCCTTTCCGCCCCACAAATTTAAAAGGAGAGAAAATGGAAAGCGGTTATTTTGGCATTCTACCAAAAGAAGTCAGACACGATAAAAACTTAAAAGCTAATGATAAAGTATTATTTTCTGAGATCATGGCTTGCCTTGAAAGTGACGGAGTTTGCACCAAGAAAAATATTTATTTCAGCAAGGTATTAAATCTCAGTAAAGTAACAATCTCAAAGTCTATTACAACTTTGCGGAGACAAGGCTATTTATCTCATGTAGAGGAGTACGAAAAGGGTACTCTTAAATTGCTCAAGAGATACCTTACCCCCCATATAAACTTTAATGGGGTTGCATCGAATAAAGAAAATACCCATACTCAAGAATTTAATGGGGTAAGTTCAGAAAACGCTGTTACAGAGCAGTTAGAGATAGATACGCCATTAAATAACGCACAAACATTATCTAAAGATAATAATATAAAGAAGATATATAAGGATGTAAATGGGTGTGAAATAAATAAAAAGATCAATGAGAAAGAGTTAAAATTCCTAGATAAATTCATCAACAAGGTGTATGACACCCAATCAACCAACTTTCCACAAATAATAAAACCAAACTGGAGATCAGACCAGAGGTTACGATCTCGTTCAATCAACACAGTTTACGACATCATATCAAAAGATAAGTTCGATTACCAGATAGTTCATAATGTAATTATCTGGGCGTTACAAGATGAGTTCTGGTCAAAGCAGTGTATTCGGTTAGACTCGTTGAGAAATCAATCAGTAAATGGATTGTCGAAGTTCAAAAATATGTTCCTAGCTTATAGTGGTGGCATGAAATGAATTTTATTGACTACGGCATATCAGTTACTGGAATTTCTGGAGAAGTAAAAACTACTTGCCCAGAGTGTTCATCTACAAGAAGAAAGAAAAATGAAAGATGCCTTTCAGTTAATTTAGACAAGGAGATATGGAATTGTTTTCATTGTGGATGGAAAGGGTCATTGAAAAAAGTTAAGAACTTAACAAAAATTGAAGAGGTAAAAATCGTGAAACCAAAGCCACCAAAAGAAGGATTGCCCGAAAACATTTACCAATGGTTTGAGGATCGTGGCATAACTAGAGCAGTTGTTGATAGTGCGAAGATAGGATACGACAACAAATGGATACAATTCCCATTTATAAAAGACAATGAGGTCGTGAACATAAAATCAAGAAGTTCTGATAAAAAGTTTAGGCAGTCTAAAAATGCAGAAAAATGTTTTTATAGATTTGACCACATGAAGGGAATGGAAACCATTATAATTACAGAGGGTGAAATGGATGCACTGTCTCTTGTCCAAGCTGGATTTACAAATGTAGTATCTGTTCCAGACGGAGCAACCGCACCTAACTCCAAACCTACCGATAGAAAATTTAGTTACCTACTGTCAGCAGAGGAACACTTGATGAACGCAAAGCAAGTTATATTATGCACAGACTCTGATGGTGCTGGGCAACATCTTCGTGATGAGTTATCTCGCAGGATAGGAAGAGAGAAATGTTGTAGAGTTCAGTATCCAGAAGATTGCAAAGATATGAATGATGTTTTAGTTAAGTATGGAGAAGAGAAGATTGTTGATATTGTTAGCAGTGCGTACCCCTACCCTATAGATGGAGTGGTTTTAATTGAGGATATAGAAGATGATGCTATTGAGTTATTTAACAAGCCAGAGCATAAAGGTTTGTCTACTGGGTGGTCAGACCTAGATGATGCTTATAGAGTAAGTCTTTCAGAGGTAACGGTAGTTACTGGTGTTCCTAATATGGGTAAATCAGAATGGATGGATGCTCTTATGATAAACTTGATACAGCAATATGGTTGGAACTTCGCAGTATTCTCAGCAGAGAATTTTCCAGTAAAACATCACTTACTGAAATTGATTGGAAAGTTTGCTGGCAAGCCTTTTTGGGGTGATGATAAAATGGATGAATCAACAGCCAGAAGCTCCATGAAGCTTTTGAATAACCACATAAAGTTTATAGGCACTCAAGAGGATTCCGTAACGATCGAGTCCATCATGGAGCAAGCAAAGGTCTTGAATTACAGATATGGACTGCAAGGTCTTATAATTGATCCGTGGAATACTGTAGAGCATAAGTATGGGGATGGAGAAAATGAGACACTTTATGTATCAAGGGTATTGTCTCAAATAAGTGCTTTTGCTAAATTAAATGAGATGCACATTTGGGTGGTTGCACATCCAAGAAAAATGGAAAATGACTCAAATAGAAAGCCAGTTGTCCCATCACCCTACGATATATCTGGGTCGGCTAATTGGTTTAACAAGTGCGATAATGCAATAACAATACATAGACACAAATCAGACTTTGAAGATTATGTTGGGGTTCATGTTCAGAAAATTAGATTTCAATACAAGAATGGAAAGCCAGACACAGCAAAGCTTGGTTATAATGTAGGGAGTGGAAATTATGTCAGCTACATCGAAGAATCCGAAACAGATTTATTTGGAGATGCTTAAAGACCTTGATATTAATGCAAATAAACCCTTAAATTTAAGGCGTATGGAAAAAAGATTACATGAAGAGTTTGATGCTGTTTGGGTTAAATATAATAATGGCAAAGCCACCATTGTAGAGTGGGAGAAGGCTTTAAATGATTGGTTAGAGGTAAACAAACTATGAAAGTAAAAAGATACATTGTGACACCAGATAAGCACTTTCCTATTGCAGACATGAAAGCTATTAGTGTTGTCTGTAAAGCAATAGAGATTATAAAACCAGATGGTTATATTGATCTAGGTGATGTTGGGGAGTGGGCATCTGTTAGTCACTGGCAATGGAAGAAGAAGAAGCGACCACCACTAGAATATCAAATTCCCTTTGTTGAGAAAGAAGTACAAGAGGTAAATAAAGGAATGGATATAATTGATGAGTCACTTGACAAGGCTAATGTAAAAGAAAAACATTTTATAGAGGGTAACCATGAGGACTGGCTTAATAGATTTGTTGAAGAAAACCCATACCTTGCTAAAGAATTTCTGGTTAGAAATGCTATTAAGCTGGGAGATAGGGGTTATAAATATCATAAACTCGGTAAGATGCTCAAGATTGGCAAACTTAATTTCTACCACGGACACCACTTCGCTGGTATTAGTCATACTCGCAACCATTTGCTTCGTCTTGGTGGCAATGTTATGTATGGTCATCATCACGACATTCAGCAATCATCCGTAACTCATATCGATGGAGTAAAGTCAGCTTGGTCGATAGGTTGCTTGAAGGATATGTCGTCAGAGTCAAATGAGTGGCTGGGTAATAGACAGCACAATTGGCAACACGCTTTTGCCATTGTTGATTTCTATCATTCTGGATTTTTCACCGTTCACTTGGTACAGATAGTGAATGGCAAAACATCCCTTTGGGGAGAGCTAATAAAAGGATAATAATGAAAGTAGCAAACGCACCAGACAAAAGACCTGCAATTGCTTACGACAGAATATCAGAGATAATGATGACTGTTAATGCTTTGAGGTATTATAAAACAACACAACCAGAATCAGCCATACATCATATAGATTCCCTAATTGACGAATACGAAAAGGTACTTGAAATGTTCAAAGAGCCTGCAAATGGATGATAATTTATATTGGGCAACTGTATCTTGGGATGGATATGACGAGTACACTGATGGGTCTTTTTCATTCTATAGACCTACAATAGAAGATTTAGTGGATAGCGTTCAAGACTATCTTCTAAAATGGAAGTCTAGGGGTGCTTACCTAGAGTTGGCATCCAGAGAGTATCAAGGTGTATCTGTGGAGATCACAGAGTACATACAGTCAAAAATAAACAACAAAAAGGAGAAAACTGCATGAGCAATAAAGACACTTTAGTATTTGAAAATAACACCGATACTATTGTAACCCTTATGTATGATCAGCCTAAAACTGGCACTAATAACTACGGTGCTTGGTATTTATATGGCGTTCAGCACAATGGTGAAGATACAAGCTTTTTTGCAACTGAAACACTCCATTCTAAGCTAAAGTATTACCAGAATGGAGATGTTTTAAACATACGAAAAGAGCAATCAGATGGCAAGTTCAAGTGGAACATTATCCCACAAGAAGGTACTAAGGCTAAGACAAGTGCCTCGGATATTGTTAAGAAGATAGACGATAGAACCCACGACATACACAAGCAAGTATGTTTGAAGCTTGCCGTGGATATGGTGGCAAAGAAAGACAAGCATGAGCTTCTCACTGGAACTGAGCTTACAGTTATAGAAGCAAACATGAAGCAATTACTTGTTGTGCTTGAGGGTACTGGTGAGTCTGGACTTGAAGAAGAAACAAGCTCACCAAAGACTAACGATAATCCACCATTCTAAAAGTTAAGTCTTAACAAATGAAAAAGCTGTTATCCAAAAAACTTGACAAAGCTTGGTCTGATAAAGTGAAAGAATACGGAATGTGTGAGGTATGTAGAAAAACTAAACCACTAAATGCCCATCACTTTTATTCACGATCAATTAGAGCAGTTAGGTGGGATATAGATAATGGCTTTTGTCTGTGCGTAGGATGTCATGTCTTTTCAAGCAAATTTTCAGCACACAAAACCCCTGCTGAATTTGTAGAATGGGCAATTGAAAAGCGTGGCATCCAGTGGTATGAAGATTTGAAAGAGAGAAAAAATAGCATAATCAAACTCAGAGATTCAGACTATCAAGATATTGTAGATAAAATTACTGCAAAAAAATTTGACATTTAGGATTATTATGTGTAAATTAAAACAATGTTTAGTGTCGCAGATTTTATTGAAACTTAACCTTTATGCAACAGATGGCTTAATAAAGTAGATGTGCCGAATTAAAGGAAGATAAAAACTACATGAGAACATTAAATATGATTATAGTAGGCTTAATACCGTAGCATGGTTCTTACTGTTGCATAAAAGTTATAAGTATTAAAAATTTTAACATTAAAAAAGGATAAAAATATGAATATTGAAAATATACAAAACAAAGTTACAAATATATGGAACTACACAGAGCTAGAAATGTCTGACTTTTCATCTTCGGGTCTTAGAAAGCACCTATCGAAAATCAGCGATATAGTCAATGATGTTCTATCTGATCTACAAGAATTAAAGACTTGCACTGTTTGTCAAACAGATGTATGTGAAGATTGCCTAGATGATATGGCACAAGAATTTGCCCCTAGTAAGGAAAGTTAAAAATCAGTTGCTCGAAGAACTCAATAGAGGGAGAGAACTGGATAGGTCTTACTTGTGGTTGGCTACCAAGAGGGGCAAAGTTTTACAAAAGAGCAATGCAGGGTGAGAACAGTAGATGACTTATTTTCATCTCCTTTCCTATCTTGATATACGTTTTCGACCTTCTCACCTAAGTTGCTGATAGAGTAGGAGATTAATAATAATGTTAGGATATACAGTTATGGAAATAATAGAAACACAAGCATTTGACGTTTTAATTAACACTTTTTTCTGGATTATACTCTGGTCTTTTATGATCATAAGATTAAATAGAATAGAGGACAAGATAAAGTGAGAGTCTCTGATTTCTTCAAGTGGTCTGAGTCAATGCAAAAAGAAGAAAACAGATTGATGCAGGTTAAAGGCGAAGAATACACCGTTTCAGATGAAGATAAGTTCAAGAACTTTAAAAGCATTGCAGAGAGAATGTCCTTAAAACCAGAGCAAGTATGTCTTATATATCTACTAAAGCACATGGATTCAATAAGAAACTATGTACTTACTGGTAGTGAAGTATCAGAAGAACCAATTACAAGCAGAATACAGGATGCACGGAACTATTTACTATTGCTAGGCGGAATAATTGAAGAAAAAAGAAAGAAAGTATGAATCAATACAATGGGTTATTGATGCACTATCGAACCCTGTACCCCCAAAAAACTACAACGACAATCATAAAATAGATGCAATTAAGGCAGATGAAACTATTTCATGGTGTCCTAAGTGCGAAAGAAAATGGAATATTTTTGAAGGTCGTGTCTGGGGTTCTTACGATATGAGACTATGGAAAGAAAAAGTATGTCCAAACTGCGATTCCCAGTAAAGATAAAAGATGGTAAAATGTCTTTGCTAGATAGAGAAGTATTTGACAATGCTATATCTAAGTTGCAAGGTCAGTATTATATGGAGTTAAAAGAAACTGGAGTACGCTCTGCACAGCAAAATAATTATTACTGGAATATAGTTGATCTGCTGTCCGAGGAACTCGGCTATACGCAAAGAGAAATGCACCAAGTAATCAAAGATCATTTTAAAATACAGAGTACAAAAACTCTTACCCCAAAAGAATTTGGAATGTTCATAGAAAGATTAGTTAGATGGTGTGCTATAGATTTAAACATTGTTGTTCCAGACCCAAATAATTGTTAAACCTTAACAATTAAAACTCCTCTTCAATTCTCATACTAACATTGAAAACATCTGGAGCAACTTGGTTCATTTCAAGACTGTCTTGACCAAATCTAGCAAATAGATAATCACTTTCAGAAGTTGAGGTAGAGTCAGTTGTAAAAATAAAAGGAATCATCCTTCCGTTTACCCTTGACCAAAGATCAGCAACAACTGTATCTGATGAAGTTTGCTCAACAGAATAATCACTAGGCATAATATCACTACTGGCTAGATATGAAAAACTCATATCGTATGCAATGCGACCATTATAAACATAGTAAGATTGATTAGCCAGTGTAAATGGAGATTTATTACTAGAGCTTAACCAGTTCCTGCCAAGATTGGTAGCATTTGAGTATCTTTGCCCACCCATTGACTCGTTTACACTAACACTGTCGTAAATTATTGTTCTCTTGACGTTCAAATCTGGGGCAACAGGCATCGTATAATGCTCTCCTACCATTATGCAACCAATTTTTAAATCTGTAGAACCATCAAAATCTCCATCTCCAGCAGTATCGTTAGTTTGTCCATTTGTACCCTCAAATTGTATTCCTATGTATCTATTTGTTGTAGCAGTAAATGTAAATATAGTTGATCCGTTTGATGTTGGAGTTGCGACATTTGAACTAGATGATGAATCATTAAAATTCACAACTCCGCTTAGTGAAGAGGAAATAGAACCACCAGACATATCAGCAGAACTTACATTGCTTTCTGTTGAGCTAGAGGTGATTCGTACCTTTGCCTGTGCATCAGTCATGTTGTGGTTTAAAATAGCTACAAAGTCCGTTCTAAAACCTCCACCAGTATCGACATTAATTAAAACATGACCATCATCATCACTCGATGTATCAAATTCAACTTGATTCATTGGTCGCATATCAAAAAGCTCTGCTTCTGATTTTCCAGAGTTAATTGTGTTAATTAAATTTGTTCCAGACATTACATCCGCATTACCATCCTGTGCTGTTCCACTAGCAATCCTGTGGTTTATATTATCTACAAAAAATTTTGGTGTTCGTATGTTCATGTTTGCCATTATAATTCCCTTGATTCAATTTTTAATTTACCTACGCTTCTTTGCAAAGATGTTATCATAAAATTTAAACCAGACCAGTTAGCAGAGTTATGACCAAATGGTGTATCTGGATACATATCGCTGAAGCTTATTATATCTCCCACTTCCAAAAAGTAGAAAGATGGATTTACAATCTCACAAGAAACTATAATTTTTACATCTCCAAATATATTAAAGTAATATGTCCAAAAATCATCATTTCTATTAGAAGTTGCTGTTGTGGGAATGTCATTTTCAGAAGAAGTATCCCCTATGTAAGCCTCTAAACTTACTTCTTGTATATTTTCTTTTTCCTGTATATTGTATTTATTTCTAATAGTGTTACCAGAAGATGAGGTTACGTTGGTTATATATCTATCGTTTGTAGGATGTTTCCTGTAAAAAATATTCATTTTTGTCAATAGCTCAGAAATAGATGTAGGTTTTACTGTAATATTTCTAATATCTCTCTTGGTCAAAGTAGCTGAAGAAGAAATAGAATCTGGTATGTGTATATACTGAGGTGTACCATCAGACTTGTATCTAAATATAAAACCACCCTCATATTGTAGTTTTTCCAAAACATTTATTAAATCATCTGGCTCAAGTAACCAGTATCGTATATTCCAATCATTTGATCTTGCTTTAACAGCACTGTACCCATCAACTTGACTGCTACTTGTAGGGTCTGTTATGTCGTTACCATTTTTTTGCTTAACACCAGCATATCTCATAAGAAGATCAAGATGGGTGTCAAGTATTTCTGTTATAGCTGATCCATTCCAAGAATTAACATAGCCATCAGCTCCACAATAAACTTGCAAACCATCTTTTTCCTCGTTAAACATTTCAGCAGTCATAACAATATCTTTGATTCTAACCCTAACAACAACCTGCAATTCATTTCCAGATGCTATTGTATCATCATGTATTCTTATGTATACTCCAATTAAAATATTATCTGGGTGCGAGTCTCCTTCACTATAAGTTTTTGTAATGGTGTGATTGTTTGTAGAGCCGTCAATGTCTGTATGGTCTTGATCTATTACTTTTTCAAAGCTACTTCCTATCCCTGTGTAGTCAACAAAAGTTTCAATATCAACAGAGTCTCCAGCATTAAAATTAGCACCACTATGTTGTGTTTGAAATTCTATAGCTAGACTTCCTTGACTTAATTTTCCAGTTGGAATGGTAAAAAAATATTGTATATCATTATCTTCTTTATTTATAGTAACTACGTTATTTCCAGAAGAAGATGCAACAGTTTTTTCGTAACTAGCATAAGTTCCAGTGCTTGTATCGTAAGCATTTGTTTCATTTGACCATTGCCCATGAAGATCATTGTGAGCATTTGTTCTATGCTTAAATCCACGCTTGTACAATAAATTTTCTATTCTTGCTACAAAAATAGAACCCCTAGCAGTAGTAGATGTTTTTGGAGAATCTAATGGTAAAAAAGTATCTAAAGCATCATCATAAAAAGCAACTTCAGCATTAGAAGATAAGTTAAAATCTCCTGTTATAAACTCGTGATGTCCACTCCTAACATCGTGAAAAGGAACTGGAAAATAATCCGTACTTGTTAAGTCCGTAACAAATTGAGGAGATGAAAAAGAACTATCTGGATTCTTTGTATAATTACCATAAGCTATTGGAGCATAAATATTTCTACCAGAAGTAGATTGCGGTATGCTAATAAAATCCCACGGCATTTTTGTTACCATAGAAAGTTTTATTTTGCTTCCATCAGACGATATATCTGTAAGCCTAAAAGAACCAACTTGTTGCTTTGTTCCAGAGCCAACCTTTATATAAACAGAAACAGTGTGATTGATATAACTATTTGATCCACCAAAAAGTTCTCTGCTTACAGGATTTGCACCATATTTAAAATCTGGAATATCAATTGAAATATTTGATGACTGTGCAGTAGAAGATGCTAAATTGATAGAATGTCGTATGGTAGGTCTATTTAAAATAACTCCATGATAAAAATTTGAAGAATCAACAATGTCTTGAAAGGATAGTCTTAGAAACCCAGAATTATCATTTTCAAAATCAAATAGCCAATTTTCTACTATATTACCTTGCTTTATTTCGTTTCCAAATGCCATTATGCTAAATTCATCCTTGTTGCTTTTTCGATTGCTGGTATTATGGTATCAACTACAGTTTCATCTACTAATGGTGCTGAAATGTTTACCGTTACACCAGTATTTCCATTTGCATTCATTTGATTTAGTGTTTCAACCCCGATAGACTGAACTGCACTTCTTGACATTACAAATTCACCACGCTCCGCCTCTATAATAGTGCCACCTTGAGAATGTCTTTGACCGCCAACTAAACCACCTGCTTGAAATGTTGGTGGTTGTTCGGATGCTATAGTTGCTAACTGAGCTGAACCCATTGCTCCAACTATAGTAGCTAAAGGTATATTGGGTAATGCCTCTGCTACTGCACTAGCTGTATCTATAACAACTTGCCCCATGCTCGACATTTTTTTCAACATAAATAATCTTTTTTCTTCACTAGCAAACTTTCTATTTAGTTCATGCTCCATATTTGCTCTTTGTTCTGCACTTGCTTGTTGAAATTTTGCAGTGCTTCTCAAGGCATTAAGTTCATTATTTTTTCTGGACTCTATACCAGCCTCCATTGCACCTGTCATTGAGTTAAATGAACTTAAAAATAAAGAAGCTCCTTCTAATTGTGCCTGTATTTTTTTCTCTTGCTCTTCCTTTATAATTCTTACCCTTTCATCTGCAAAAAATTGTTCAGATTCAAGAGTATGCTCATTAGATATTAAAAAAGCATCTTCAAGTTTTTTTAATTCTGCTAGCTGGAAATCAACAGTTGATCCAAAAATTTTTTTCCTTGCATTTTCAGATGATTGTAAGAGTGCATCTTGCTCTTTTACAAAGTCATCAAGAACATCTAATCCACTAAATATACCTTCTTCTAGGCTTTTAGAAAAATTTTGATCATCAATAAAATCACCTAAGTCAAACAACTCACTAGGTATTGGAATATCTGGTCGTTCAACATTTGGAAGTGCTGTAGCTTTTTCTTCTGCATCTCTTTGTTTTTTTAAATTATCAATCTTTTCTTTTCTTTTATTCTCAAGGTCTGTTATTGCTTTTAGTTCTTCTTTAATTTTTTCAATAGAAATTTCTTTTAATCTTATATTTTGCTTTGTAATTTCTACTTGCTTACTAAATCCCTTAAACATAGATTCTTCTTGCTCTACTAGCTTATCTTGAAACGTAGCTAAATCTTCTTGAGCTTTTGCTAAATCCTGTGTAAGTTTTTCTTGCCTGCTTACTGGCATTATAAAGTCTGATGCATTTTGAATAAGCTCTCTAAGACCTTCATTTACAAAAGATAAATGAAACAAAAATCTACTACCAATAGCACTTGCAAGATTAGAAAAAGATGCTCCAAGACCATCTATTTTATCTTGAGATGTTAAAACTTCTTCACCAAAAATTTCAATTGTTTCTCTTGCAGATTTCATTGTAGCTTCAAAAAATGCTTGTTTTTTCTGAGAATTTGTTAATTCGCTAGCTACTAATTTATTAGCTTTTGCAAATTTTTCATACGCATCTTCTGACTTAACAATAATACCAATATTATCAAGCATTAGTCTCGACTGTCTTCCAATACCAGTAACTAAAGATTCTACAGAGCTTGCTGTGTCTCTACCCAAAGCTCGCCCAAGTCTTTGAGCAATATCAAATAATTCAGACATTTCATCAGAATTTTTAGAAACGCCAAGAACTAAAGCGTTGTTTGCTTGCTGTAATAAGTCAAAGTCAGACATAGTGTTGTTTGTAGCACTTCTAAGTTTTTCTATTGATAGGCTAGCATTATCTGCACCACCAGAAAGATTATTAAAAGCTCTTTGCATAGAATCAAGCTTTGATGCTTCTACAGTAAATCTTGCTAACTGTCTTACACCTAGACTTAAAGCAAAACTTACCAAAAGCATTTTTGATCTAATTGTAGCAAAGGTATTGTCTAACAGCCTACCAGAATTATTTAGCTCAAAAAAACCTTTTTCAGTTCTTTTGGTAGTTCTAGTTAATTTTTCTTGAACATCCCTAACTTTTTTGCCTTCTTTAGCTAAGTTACTTTGAGATTTAAGAAGAGACTTAGTTGCCTTATCTAAAGAATTAATAGCTTTTTTTAACTCACCTGCCTTAACTGCTTTAAATTCTATTTCTACTCTACTTTTTGCCATTTTTTAGTGCCTTTGCTTTTTCTCTCTCTATTAAATTACTTAACAGAAAACTTTTTTCGATCCATTTTTTTGGTTGCTCTCCATAGCTTCCCTTGTAAGGCGATATATTAAATTGCCTAGAATACATAAACCTTGATATGTCTTTTTGAGACTCTTCATTGTAAATAATGTTCTTGCAAGAAAAAAAGGGCAGTTGAACCATTACTGAACCAGCAACATTCAAGCTTCTGCCCTTTTCCATTTCTTCTTTTGTTTCGCTTATTAAAAGCTCAATTACATCCCAAACATCACTATCTGATGTAAATGTTCGAGTTTCATATTTTCCATCGATTAAGATAGGAATTTGAGCCTCGTAGGGGTATTTATGATACATACACCCACTACACATTTCATCTAGTAAGAAGTTTGTTTCCAGTGTAAGGGATTCTACTCCCCCAAGCGTTGATGCTCCTGCACAGCTAAAGATAGTTCATTTTTTTCAGCCTCACTCAAAGACTTAATAAAACTATCATCTGATCCAACAACACCTCTACGAATCCAAGCAGTTCTTGCTTTTGCTAAATTTAGAATACCGACAACTTCATCACCCTCATATCTCATTTGAGGAATATCGTTGCAGTAGTCAATATCATCAACAGACATTTCTTTTAATTTAACCTCTTTACCTGTAGATAATTTCATAATTAAGCCTTATCAACTGTTAGTACGCTTTCTGCACCTGTATGAGCTAACGCTTTCATTTCAACATCTAACATCATAATATCACCTTCATTATAAGCAACATTGGTTAATGCTGATCTAGCTATTGCAAGAGAATAGTTAGATGCTGTTCCTTGAGTTAGGGTGAAAGAGCCTGCTGTATCAACCGTTCCAGCATGAAAATTACTTAAAATATCTCTTGTAACTGAATCTAATTTAATTGTAGATGATGCAGTTACTGAAGTTTCTGCACCCCTAGCAAAAGATTGAAAACCTCTGTATCCACTAGCATTAGACACTCCTGTATAAACAACAGGACTATCTATGGTTACACTAAAGCTTTGCATTACTGCCGTAACGCTATTAACTGTTTTTGTACTTGCTGTAGAAAGAGATATTGGAGTAGCTACAAAACCACTTGCTTCTGCTGGGGTTTGGGCGTTATCCAAAATAGGAGTTAATCCACTTGTTATTGTAGCATCAAACCTATATATTCCTCCATCACTCATATCAGCAGATATTACGAAATTACTGCACAAACAACCCCTTAAAACAATATTATAACCATCTGTAGTATCTGGCGATGCTAAAACAGTTGTAAATGTAGCATTATCAACGCTTGTTACTCCATATTGACCAGTAGCTCCAGTATGATTATAGACAATAGCTAATGGATCAGCGGTGCTATTCATAATATTTTCTAGCAGTAAATTGTGACCAGCACTATTTGAAAGTACGCCAGAAACAGAAATTTCTATAGCACTATTCTTATTGTCATGGAAAAAATCTACCTCTTTTGCAACCCTTCCAGCTCCAGCTCTTACTTCCATCACTTGATTAAGATTAAAAGATGGAAAACTAATTGAATCTACATTTAACTTTAATAGATCAGCAGTAATTGCTGGGGCATTTGGGTTCACTTCTCCGCTAGCAAATCCATTTCCATTTACAGCGGTGCTTGCTCCCTCTAAAATAACGTGTGCTTTAAAATCTTTAGGTGAAAAAACTGCATTAGCCATTATTTACTTCCTTTTACAATTTCTAGTTGATTTTTACAAATTAATGGCATAGAATCAAGTTCAACTGTTTTACCTTGATTTAATGCAATCCAAGCTTCCATATCTAATCCTTGATAGCTTTGATTAGAAGAAAGTTTTTCTCCTTTTTTTAATTTAACTTTCATATCCTACTCCTTATTACTTTAAGATATATTACCTACATAAGAACCTCGCCACTCCCATCTAATAACATTTAGTCCTTCTATGGCTTCTTCGGCTTCTTCTTTTTCATTGATTCTCGATGTTTCAAATCTTCCGTTATGAAACACATTACTATTATTGTTAAAAAACAAAGCTTCTATATGTGATACTTGTCGAAATATATGTTCCCAAGTATCTTTTTTTAACATTTTTTCTTTAAATGTATATGATACATCTAAAATATACTCTCTAGTTTCTGCTGTAGAATTAAACTCCAGCAAATTTGTTCCAACTGGATTTAGGCGTATAGATTGATTGCCCATATCCTTAAAATTTCCTGTATAAACTGGGATACTACCTGCAAACTCATCATTTAGAAAAGTTCGGATAGTATCCAAAATCTTTGTTTCCCATATATTGACAAAAGTAATTGGCATTATCTACGAGTCATCCCTATAGAATATGGCATACCTGCATCATTGAGAGATTCATTTTTACCATGAAACTCTATTTCCCACTTGTCATTTAATGTAGCTGTATCTGCTGTATCACCTGCAAATCTAATAGTAACCCCACTTGCAAGCGTTTGATACTGACCATTTACTGTATCAATGTAGTCAGCATCCTCGCCATTGTTCATTCTTTCTGCTCCAAGTTTATCTGCATCCTTTAACCACACAGAATACTTAGCAGTTCCTATTGCACCAGCAGTTGTAATCTTCACACCAACCCTGTCGTACACATCGTAGTAATGCCCTCTGGTATCTACAATCCTCAAGTTTCCACTTACAGATATTTCTCTAAGAACACCTTGAGAAGAGTCTCCAGATATTTGAAATGATAGCTTAGCACTTCCCTCATTTAGTGCATTTACGTTTGCCTCTGCTTCAGCAAACAAAGCATCTGCTATTTCAGATGTAGGTTGAGATGCTCTAATAAGAAAAGAAACTGCAAAGAGTGCAGTTGTTCTAACTATCATGTAATCGTAATTACCATCTTTGTCTTTAAATTGCTTTCGGGGCAGTTTGCCGTCTAACCTAGAATCAAGGTATTTCTCGGCATTAGATATATAACGTGATCTAAGCGAATCCCAGTCATCACCAGACTCCATCAACATATCATTGGGATTTGTGGCACTGTTAAAGTAATAAACGGCATCATTTGCATCGTCATAATACCATTCATCGTTGGCATCTACATCAGATATACCACTTTGCCCTGCCCCTAAATTTTTACCATTAGCAAACAACTGAGTAACTAATCCCACATTATTAGCTTTGTATCTACTGCCACTATCTACTACAAAACCATATAGAGCAGTTTTTGTGTCAAATTCATCTATTGCTGGGTAAATATCTTTTAAGTCTCTTGTTGTAATGTAAGCCATAATGTTCCTAATTTAATTTTGCATTTGATTTGATGCAATACCAAAGTATGTTTATTTATAATTATTCTCGCAACTCTATGTGGACAAGATCATCAAAACTATTGTCTTTGGTGTCTCCATCACTATCCCAATCTCCACCAAATCTAACCTTAATGCCAAGTTGTTGAGCTATTCCTCGTATCATTCCGCCCATGTAATAAAACGTATCCCGATCTTCCCAATCTATTGGATAAGGTGCTATATCAACAGCCTTTCCTTCCATGTGCTTAGAATACTTTACCTTTGTAGCTCCTTTTGCTAAAAGCTCTTGCTGGCGTTCAGCAGTACGGAGTCCCTCAATAACTGTTACATCCATCATCTTTATCAACTGCATGAGAATCTTTACCAATCTTGGATCAACACCTCTGAGCCTTCGCAGACTCCGACTACCGAACTTATACATAATTATTTCCTTTTCATCCTTTTCATTTTTTTCTTGCCGTTCTTCTTTTTCTTCTTCTTCATTTTATGTCCGTAATGATATGGCATTATCTTGCTCTCCTTACTTTTCTTCTTACTTTTTTAGAATATCTTGCCCTCTGCTTTCCTTTTGCACTAGCTTTTCTTTTCTGCCTATTAGTATAGGCTTTTTCACTAGCACTAAGACTTTTTCTTACTGACTTGGGTAAATATCTACCACGTTTTCTTCTTGGTTTTTTTTCATCACCTTTTGTGACGTAACCCCATTCCTGCTTTGTCCATTTCTTTAGACTTTTTTGTGTTTTTTTCAAAGCCATTATTTATATCCACCGCCTGCTTTTTTATACGCACGAGCAAGCATTTGAGCCTTTCTTGCAGACCACTGCCCAGCTCTTCCACCTTTACTGCCAGCCTTGATTCTATAGAAAAGTTTTTTTCTCATGGCAGGTTTTGTATAGTTACCTGCTTCATTTACCCTTGATTTTTTTCTTTTCTTTCTAGCCATGACTCTTCATCAGTTTAAAATTTGCATATAAAGAAGCACCTTTGTGCTTTTTATATCCGCCCTTTGGATTTTTCATAAGCATTTTTGTTTTGCCTTTCTTCATCCAGTGATAACCTTTTGGTGCTTTTACTCTCATACTACCACTTTACCTTATTTGCCCACCATGCTGGACTCATCTTGCCCCTAGCAATATTTTTCCTGTGGCGAGCCTTAAATGATTTACGCTTTGCCTTCATCCTAGCAGACTCACCCTTCTTTGGCTTACCTGCTGTTCTAGCTCCTTGTTGTCCAAATCTAATAAGCTTTATCTTACTTCCTTCTTTAGCAAGAACCACATGACTTTTTGTTTTGTGTCGTGGGGTTCTTTTTGGCTTATTATAGCCACTTAGCCCATATCTTGCTAATCTTGGATCACGTTTACGAGCCATTACTTCTTAAACACGCCTTCTAAAATATCTGTTACAACATCGACAACTTTTTCAAAAAAAATCTGTTCTTTTTCTTCCGAAACAAAAGGTATGTCTATTTTTTCGTTAATCTTAGTTGCTATAATCTCAGACATCTCATCTGATGCTAAGTGCTTTACAGCTTCTTCTTGCATTTTTTCAGCTTGTTCTTCCGCAAGCTTTACTAACATTGATTTTATATCCATGCTATTTCCTTATATTATTTATCTTGTAAGTTAAATATACAATGCTCATAACCGCTACGATGCATTGTAATAGTAAATTTATTTCTGCTAGGTAAACTCCATAGTTTGTAAATGAAACTGCTGAAACTTTTACGCTATCCATTAGTGTTTTCCACCCCCATTTATTCTACCAGAAAGATAAGAAACCTTATCTGATAAGTCATCTACCTCTTTCATTAAACTCTCATGCCTTCGATTGCGTTCATCACTTTGCATCTCAGACTCTCTTTGTATCCTATCTACCAACTTTAAAACAATAGACTGGGTATTGCTCATTACTTCACTCATTGCACTTGCATTTTCACGGATTGCTTCTAGTTCGCCATCTTGGTGCTTCTGACTTTTTATTAGGTTTGTAATCATAAATCCAAATAATAATGAAATTACACCTGTAGCTCCTAGAGTTCCGTACGCTTCTAATATTGTCGAAGTATCCATCTACCTTACCTTTACAGTCTCCCATTGAAAATGTAGCACGCAATAGTTTTCACCATTAACTACTTTTTCCTTATACCAGTGGTCAAATCCCCTAGTGTCTTTTATTTCTACATACACTGTGTTTTCTATTGCTTGCATCTGATAACAATTTATGCTTGTTATAAGCAACAGGAACATCATAACTCGTACTAACGACTTCAAAATCTCCATTTTTTAACTTCTTAATTACCTTATTCATCTGTTTAAAACTTTATTGTTAATAATTTTATGCTTGACAATATCAATCCGCCCATGATCATCAGAATCATTTTTTTCACTGCACTTATCAACGTAAGCTTTCTCAATGGTTTGAAATGAGTCTGACTTCTGAGAGATTTTTCCATCTACCAGTAAAAAATACTTTTTTGAACTGGGGTATGTAATCTGTTTTCTTTCACCACTTTTTAATTGTATTGTCTTTTTTAAACTTGAAGGTTTATTAAGACGTATTTCAATATCGTAGTCATGGGCGGTTCGTATAAGCATTTTATTCTTCCTCTACGCTCTCCTCAAGAGACTTCTCGAACATATTTATAAATGCTTCTTTGCCAACTTCAAGTTGATCTGCCATAAACTTATTTGTATTAATTTTATTCTGTAGATCATTAATATGATTTAGCATTGTTTTCTGTTCGCCTGTCATCGACTCAATATCGTATTCAGTTCCTTTGAAATTCAATACAGACTTTTTTTCTTTTTCTTTTTTAGCCACTATTGACTCCTTATGTTAGTTGTTATTTACTTTCTAATTCTTCTACCCTTGCAGATAACTCCTGTATGGCTTTAACGAGCATAGGAACTAAGGCTCCATCAGATACGGCTTGTGTTCCATCTTGCCATTCTTGCCACATTGAAAAACCTTCTTTGACTTCACTATGTTTATCAATAGCAGATTTTACCTCTTGAGCAACAAAACCATGCATTATTTTACCATAAGTTCCTTCTCCACCTAAAGCTGGTTCTTCTGAGTCTTGATACTGACTCATACTTTTATCGACATCTTTTGCTTTTTTCCAATTAAAGGTTACTGGTCTAAGTTCGTTTATAAATGACAGCCCAGCAGTAGAAGTCTGGATATTTTCTTTTAATCGTTCATCTGATGAACCCGACCAACTTGCAGAACTTGAAGTTAAATCAATAGATTTTATACTTGTGCTTAATCCTAAAGTAGCAAATGCATTATTGGCTCCTGTTACATCTTTACCTATTACTATTTGACCATTAGCATTGCCAACAGAAGCATTTGCATTAGCACCAACTATTGTATTATTAATGCCATTATCTAGATTTAAACCAGCATTATTGCCAATGGCAATATTCTCATTTTCAGCACCATCGCAGTTTCCAAGTGCATTTGTTCCTATGGCGATGTTACAACAGCCTGTTAGTATTTCATCCAATGCACCATGTCCGATTGCTATATTACTTCCAGAACCTGTTGCAAGAACCTTTAATGCTTCATAGCCAACTGCCACATTACTTGCACTTGACGTCAATTCACTCATTGCCATATAGCCAATAGCCGTATTTTGCGCACCATCTGTAAGGTCATTAAGAGCAGAAAATCCTACAGCAACTACACCATCTGTATCCACATCTCCATTTTCACAAGCTAATGCACCAATAACAACACATTGGTCAGCATCTGTAGAATCTTTTAAGCTATTCATTCCAATAGCCACATTTTTTCTGCCGGTTACAATACTTGTAGTCGAATCATAGCCTATTGCAACGTTGTCATCTCCACCACCGGTACTACCAGTAATATCAGTTAATGCTCTATAACCAATAGCTACATTACCCTGTGAAGC